GGAATGTAGTCGGTTTCCTCATCGCTCAGAATCTCGTTTGAAGCGTAGAACACTTGGCGCAGTTCAGCGATACCGTCACCATCAATGTCGGCTCTGACATAGCACTCAAAGACCTCAACAGTCTGCATTGCTTCGTCAATCGAGATTCCATCGTCAGGATTCTCACCAGGGCTGACACGAGCCAGATACTCAGGCGAATAAGTCAACGATTCAGATGTTTGAAGGCCGTTGACAATATCCTTATCAAATCCCATTGCGATCAAGTCACTACGGGTAATCAGTCGGCGATGGGCAACGAAAGGCGCATCAGACGGGTTGCGCTTGGCTCGCTTGGAGATGAGAAATTCCTCTGGTGGGATGTTCTCAACAACCACATGGCCTGATTTCTTCTTCTTTTGGACTGTGACGCTGTTTGAGGTATACATCACAGGCTTGCCCATTTGGTCAAGAACTGTATTCCCAAGCGGGTCTTTCAGTTCGTTTTCAACCACATCCTTTTCAACGATTTCCATCGTTTCATCGGACAAAAGCATCGCCAACTCATCGTCAGACAGGTCACGATACTTCTCTTTGGTTACATCCTCTTTGTCTTCCCAATAGGCTTTGACCACGCCAACCTTTTGGAGCAGCGCATCCTTAAACCAATCGTGCATGATGATGAGGCCATCGTTGTCACGCATGAATACCCAATTACAGTATTCAGTAGCCTGCTTCGCACCAGCCTCGTCTTGTGGGCCACGAGCATCAAAGCGCACAACCTCATCACTTGAGGAGAAGATTCGCACCAAAGGCGGCAAAGCGCCATCAACAGCTTCCGCAACTTCGCCAGTTACGATCTGAGACTTGCCTTCAATTTCTGTGCCATAGGGTTGACGCAAATATCTTTGTAAAGCCTCGGTTCTTTGTTGAGTAGTTTCCGTCTCAATAAAGCCGATAGCGTTATCTATCTCAGATTCAATGATTGATTTTAACTTTTGACCATCAGTTACAGATGTTGTAGCCATTCATTTCTCTCCGTGTAAATCATCCTATTTGATTTGCTTACGTTTAGCAATTCAGGAATAACTTGGATGTTGTTTGCACAATGAAGTCCGCTGGCTAACGTGGCTTGTAACGGTATCATGTGATCTATGTGCCATTTTATGCCAGTTATCAGCTCTCTTTGCTTTGCCAATCTGTAAGATTCGTGCATAACAAAAGCATCAAATTCCCCATACCAAGATGGAGTGGCATTTATCTTAGTAGACCTTCTTTTATGAAAGTCTGAAAGCACTTTTTCTTTGTTAGCCGCCTTCCATCTTTTGATGTTTTCAGCGGCTTTTTGTTTGTTTCTTAAAGACCAAGCATCTTTGTATGCTTTCATCTTTTCAGGATTTGCGTCTCGCCATTCTTTATTTTTTTGCTTATTCTCAGCAGACCAATTTTTTTTGACAAGTTTTGAAAAGTCTAAACAAGCGTCACAAAGGCAGTCTCCATTGAGTCTGCGCTCTGCAATTCCACCACGCTTACACGGCTTACCAGTAAAGTAAGTCTGTAAGCCTAGTTCTTTAGCCTGTTTGCGATTCTTTGGCTTGTTCATCCTTGGGCTTCGGTGGTCTGCCCATCTTTGGGCGTTGCTCAGATTGTAGCGCTTTTACCACATTTTCAAGCAAATCAATTCTTCGCTCAAGAGCGTCAATTCGGCGCTTGTCGGCAATATCACCCTGTTTAAGTAAAAACATTAGACTATCCACTTTCTTTGTTGGTTAAGAGGCTTATCCCATGAGGATGAGGATTCGTTTAATCCGATTGCCAAGTATCGGAAAGCATCAGAGCCGTGGCTTGACCAATCATGTAGCGGTCGGTCATAGAACACTTTGCGCTTTTCGTCATACTCACGGCGGTAGTTTCTCAGGCAGTCCAACCCGATATTCACCGCAGGAACGTTGAACCAGCATCTCGGTAGAAGGCGGCGCACAGCCTGAATCCCATCGTCTACGCTCATCCTGTTCGCCACTCGGATATTGAGTCCAGCCTCTTGCAGCATCTCAAGTCGGCTCTTTCCAGACCCCAATTCCCTTACCTGAACGTCATGGGGAAGGATGTGCTCGGCCTTGTCGTAATCGTTGTCTCGCAGCCAATGGACATATTTATCCAGCCCGACACCATTGTTTTCGTAGTAGTCAATGAGCCTGACCTCTGAGCCTGCTAATTGAGCCACCCAGATAGCCGTAGAGTCACCCATACCCAAATCCCATGCCGTTACTGTGCGGCAAATGTCATCTCTGGGGATTTCCTGAATATGGTTCTTGGCCTCAAGCTCGTTTAAGAGTTGTCCGTAGTAAGACCCTTCCACAGCGGCATTGAATGAGCACTCAAACTCTTGGAGATACTTATCTTCTCCCATCTCATCCTTGGCAGCATCCAATTCGGACTGAGCGATTACACCCGTCTGGCTGGCCTTGAACTCCAAAAGCCCCCAATCAGCCTCTTTTTCAGCCCTGTCTCGCAAGTCCTTAAAGTGGTTGTGTCCCTTTGGTGTGCCGATAAAAAGACACCACCCAAGTCGGTCTGCCAGAGCAGGTCGGACAATATCAGTCCAAATCTTTGGGTTTTGGTCGCCAATCTCATCAAGAATCACGCCATCAAAGTATTGACCACGCAAGCTCTCTGGGTTGTCTGAGCCGTAGAGTTGGATTCTCCTTCCCCAGAAGTCAACCCGCAACTCTGAGATGTTTTCAGTCCCGCCCATAGGCATGGCATACTTCACCAGATAATCCCACGCCACCCGCTTGGCTTGTCCATAGGTCGGAGCGATATAGGCATATCTGGGGCTTTCCTTGTCGTTCAGGATAGCCGCCTTAATCAAGTGGTTGATCGCAGAGACAGTCTTGCCCATCCTTCGGTGAGCCACCACCACAGTAAACCGCTTATCGTCTACTAATTGGTGGATTCTTAACTGCTGTTCTCTGGGTTTGTAGGGAATGACTATTTCGCCCATGTAACCTTAAGCTCAATGGGTTGGTCAGAGTTGCCTGTGTGCTCAGTCCTTGATAGCTTCGGAGCCGCATACTCTGCCAGCTTTGCCATCAGGTCTAGCGCTCGATATGGGTCTGGCTTGCGGTCTGTGGTCGGGTCGCCGTCTGCAACCTGTTTAAGCCACTTCTCCACGTTTTCCGAGTTGTTTGATAGCAGAGCACTAATAGTCTCTCTAAACTCGGTTGTGGCCCGATTAGGTGTCCCCTTGGGCCTTCCTCTGCCTCTATTGGTCAAGTTGGCAGAATTTCCACTCTCTACTTTATTCATGTTTACCAATTCCTTTCGGCTTGTTGGTCTTATTTATATAACTTTAGTTCACCATTTCGTCTTGGCTGCCCAAAATGCTGCGCTCATCTTACCCTTGGCTATATTCTCAGCGTGACGAGCCTTGAAAGACTTTCTACGGGCTTTATCAGCCTCGCTTTCGCCTTTCTTTGGTGGGCTACCTGTCACGCCTTGCTGTCCAAATCGAATCAGTTTCACCTCGTCACCTTCCTTCGCAAGAACCGCATGGCTCTTGGTTGGGTGGTTTGGCGTTCTCTTAGGTTTGTTGTAACCAGAGAATGATTCGTTGCCTCGTTTCATAACAGTTCCACGGGAATAAAGACGTTATCAGACCAGACTCGCTCCGCAAAGTGATAGCCCATGCGTTGAATCATTATAGCGATTTCAGGGTCTGACATACCATTTTTTCCGAGGCGCTTTTGCTCAATGATGATGATCGGTCGGGCCCGCATGATGGTCTTTCTCGCACCCTTCAAAGCGTTTTCCTCAAAGCCCTCAACATCCAACTGGAGAAGGTCAGGGTCTAAGTTCAGGCTGTCAATCGTCATCATGGGGATACCTTCTTCGGCTTCCTCAATCTGAAGCGCACCTGCGTTGGCCTCGCCATCACCCTCAACCATCCGACAAAATCCAGCCTTATCAGACAGTCCAGCCTTATAAATCTCCACATTCTCGTTATTTACGTTTCGCTTGAAACACTCAAAGTTAACGTCATCAGGCTCAAAAGTCACAACCTTGGCGAAAAGCTCGGCGTAAATCTTTGACCAAACACCACAGTTACCGCCAGCATGAATCACCAGGTTTCGAGTAGGAACCCACTTAACCAGTTCTGGAATGGCTTGCATTTCACGAGGAATCCACTTCCAAGCCTCAACATCAGACTTGGGCCACCACCATCCATCACGGTTTTCAATTAAATCTTCCACTCTTTAGCCCTTTCATAGCCAACAGTACTTCCCCAGAATTGGGTAGAGAAACAATGTCCGTTACCCTCGTACCGATAGCCTGAAAAGTGATCTCTTGTGAAGAAATGACTCGGATATATGGTCAGAGGATAACCTGTCTTATTGTAAACCTCGGTTATCAGCATTGGGCCAGTTGTTTGCCAAGCTCTCAAGTCTGTGACTGTTTCTTTTTGGCGGAGTTCCTCAATACATTGACCAAAGAACGGGTTTTCTTTTACCGACCCCATCACGCTGACGTTAATCAGTCCTGGGCGGGTTAACTCTTGTTCCCAATGGGCAAAAGCGTCAGGCTTGAGTAGCCAATCTTCCAGAGGAGCGATGCAGACAGAATCAGCGTCTAGCGTGATTCCACCTTCGTTGTAGAGGATTTCATACCGAATCAGGTCGGCTACTCCGCAGAGTTCATGGCGGGCCATTTCCTGAATGTGCTTGGCGTTAAACCAGCGTGTGTTTTTTAGATCATCATTGCCCCAAATCCTGACTTCGTAATCAGGATTCAGGGTTCTCCAAGTGTCAATGCAATGATCTGGGCGCTTGGATTCGTCACCGACCCAAACAAAGTGAAGCCTTTTGGGAATCACTTTTTCTTTTTCATTACTTTCTTGGCTTCGCTCAAAGCGATAGCAATGCCCTGCTTAGGGTTCTTGACGATTGGGCCCCCCTTGCCAGAATGAAGCGTTCCAGATTTGTATTCTTTCATCACAGAGCCAACTTTCTTGGCTCCAGCTTTAGTCATCTTCATATTCAGCCTCTTTCATTACAGGAGCCTTTTCCCAAGCCTTGCAGACTCGCAGATTGTGGCAAATGAACTCAAATTTATGGCAGTAACCACGACCACCGCCATCAGCGTCAAACTCGTCTTGAGGCACGACTTCCATCGCCTCCAGAGTTTCGGGTTGGTCATCGAAATATTCGCAGTTTGCACACAGGCGGCGCTTGGCTTGGTCTGGGGAGATACGCCAGACGTTTGCCAGACCACGCCAGAACTCTGTATTTGGAGCGTCAACCTTGACAGGGCCGAGCATCTGAGTCTCAACCAATGTGTCACGGGTTTTTGCGTTTGATTCTGCTGTCAGACCTTCAATCACAGGCTTTTCTGCCTCGATTTCTTCAATCTCAACTTTGATTTCAGCAGCAGGGGCTAAAAGTCCAGCCATAAGAGCCTTTCAGGGTTTTAGGCATTTTACGAAAAAAAAGGCAGTTCGTAAACCGCCCAATGCTGGCAACTGCTCACCAACACGGCTGAGGACTGTAAGGCGTTACTCGGTCATAAAACCCACCCCACCCTCTCGGAACTGCAGCAACAGTCAATCCTCATGCGTCTTGGTGTAAGTCAATTTTAACCTCAGAAGGCCACTTTCCAGATTGTTGTAATTCAGCAACAGTCTTTCTCCATGCCTTTTCCCACAGTTCTCGTCTTTGTTCTTTACTGAGAATCGTGCCTTGGTCGATCTGGAAGTGGCATCGGACACATAACGCAGCGGTAAATTCGTCAGATGCCTTGATTCCTCTAGCCTTCCCGCCAAGGTCAACCCAATTTGAGTGAGCCGCTTGTGTGTGGTTGTCTACACCGCAGTTTTGGCACTCCAGCGAGGCAACGTTTTTCAGGTGTTGCTTGCTTCTAAAGTATTTGAATTTTGGAATCATATCTCCACCACTTCCTTGCCTTTAGATTTGATGTAGTTTCTAGTCTTTTCAATCATGTCCTCATAGACTGATCTGGCAACGCTTGTCCTCTGAAGGTCGTGCCAGGCATGAACCTCTTGGAGCGCTCCGATTCCTTGCCCATCTAATCCCATCTTCTTGGTCTTTTCGTAGCGTTTGGCAGCGTTATAGAGGCTTTCCTGAGCCTTGTCGCAGTCCGCTTTAGCCTCAATGCCTATTCCATGCCGAACGAATGTCTGGCATATATTAAGCATATCAACGAGATAACGCCAATCCTCTAGCGTTCCCTTTCCTGTTCGCATGGCCTCAAGTGAGGAAAGTTCAGCCAACCTGAGTTTGTTCAGGCTTGCCTCGTCTGTGATGGTTGCTCCAGCGATTGCGTGAGAAATTGGATTGATCTGGGTTGACCAAATCTTGCGGCGGCATTGTTTTCTCATTGTGCGGCCTTGTCTGTCAATCGGTTGTTGGCTTGTTCGGTTCTCCAGATGTCTGTTCTCATCCGAGCCGCCTCAAGATTCCACTTCAAGGTTTCTTCCACTTCAATCGCCTCGGCAAGCCCCTTGAGAAGCTCTTGGTATTCAGGATGGGCGTAGGCTTCCCTTTCCTGTGCGTTTGCCGCCTCAATTCCCATCGTCAATGCGTCTTTCATTAAAAGCGCTTTTTTGGTCTTGCGAAATTCCTCAAGATAAACACGCTGGCTTTTAGCTTTGGCGTACTTGGCTGAGTTGGCAAGAATGAAATCAACTGCTTTGTTTGGGTCTGACATTTTTAATCCCCACAGAAACAAGCAATTGATTCATCATCAAACAAGTTTTGTTGGTTCTTTGAAAAAACAGCCAACTCTGAATATGAAGGATGATCTTTTCTAAAAAGGTTGCCAGTTCCTTGGTGTTTTGGGTTTATTTCTGTCACCAGTTTTTCCATGTTTGCCCACCATACTGTTTTTTCAGGGTTTTCCCTTGCAATGTTCATTTTTTTGTCCATGCTTTTCAGAAAACACAAATCACAGTTTCCCAGCAGACTTTCGCCCCTGTGAATTTTTAATTCCAAATTAAAAGGTTGCTCAGACCAGAACTGATTAACAATTTCCTTAGTCACGCCAGCGGTAAACAAGGGAATCTTATGTTTTGGCATCTTGGCGGCTCGTCTTGGCTCGTCTGCCCTGATTCCAACAAAGTCATCGTTATCGGTTTCGTGATGCTTCCAGCCCAAACTTCTGAGGTATCGGTGGATTGTGCGAATCTTCAGCTGACCAGTACACCAACGCTGCGCTGGGTTCGGGAGTTTTTTGTAATGCCTGATGCAACCCTCAAAAGGCTCACCATTCCTTGAGGCGGTTTCGTAATTGACAATCTTAAATTTCGGCTCTTGGTCGCCAGCCCACTCAAGCCAAACTATCGGCACATTCCAGTTTGTTTCACAGTCACGCACAAACCTTAAGGTTGCCTCATCTTCTTTGCCTGTGTTAGCAAAACAAACGACAGCATCTTTTGGCAGGCTCATCTGGTGAGCCTCCAGAACCCGATAAAGCATATACGCCGATGTTCTGCCACCAGAAAAGCTAATACAGGTTTGTCCAAGTATTTCAAACGGGTTCATCTAATTACTCCAATCATTCGTAAAGCGGCTTCAGGGCCATCAACTCGGCACAGCGTACCTCCGCACCAATTCTCGAAAAAGTCCTCTTGTAGCTTCGTTAAACGCTTTTTAGGGCCATCTTTAACTTCCATCAGGAATGTGTGGCCCTTGTATCCCACCAATAGGTCAACAGGAAGGCCAATAATCCACACATAAGCGCCAGCGGCTCTCAGGGCTGAGACAATTTGGGTTTGGTTTGCGTCTACCCTTGCTGCGTATCTCATTTTTCCTCCAAGCAGTCTTTGCAAATCCAGCGGCGCACACCTTGCTTGGTTGTGATTTTTCCACCAAGGGCAGACTTTGATTTGTTGCAGATGGCACAGATTCGTTTTATGAAGTTCATTTTTTATCTTTCAGTCGGTTCATGCGTTGTCTCAAATCCAAAGTAGCGGACTCTCCTCTGATTCGTTCCAAGTCCCTTAACACACCCTGCCACCAAGCAAACGCTTTGTTGTAGCCAAGAGTCGATGCTTTCTCTTTGAATCTCCGAGTCCA